CATGGGCAAGGATTCAAGAAGGTGAATCAGGTTCGGAAACCGTTGATGCGGATCGCCGTGAACACAAACAAACCGTGACATTCACATTGCGTTATGATAGTGGAATCAACACAAAAATGCGCATTGTTTGGGAAAACAAATATTTCAATATTATCAACATTGCGGATTTGGAACGCCGGATGTATTTGAAAATTCAAACCGAGTTGACACAATGAAACATTTGCAAGGTTTGGCGGAAACAATTAACGCATTGGAGCAAATCGGTGTTCAATTGGACACGGAAAAATTGCGCGCGGATATTCGCAAAGAAGCGCAACCAATTATTGACACGGCCAAATCACTTGCCCCCATGGGAAATGGTGACATTCGAAATTCAATTGGGTTTGTTTCAAAAAATGATGCCCGATACAAATACACGGTTTTGATTGCGCCACGCGTTGAAATGGAAAACGCATACAAAGCCATTTGGGTTGAATTTGGGACATCACCGCGTTTCACAAAAAAAGGCGCATATCGTGGCGAGGTTCAGGCCCGACCATTTATGCGTCCGGCATTTGACATGCACAAAACAAGAATCGCCGAAAACATCAATGAAAACATTCGAAAAAACATTGTTGAATTGGCTAAAAAATACAATATTCAAACGAAATAAACAATAAAAAAATATAACCATGCCAAGTTCAGGAATTACAAACGGAACGCTCATCGCAATCTACAAAGATGTGAGCGGCACATTGACAAAAATCGCAAACGCGACATCAAACGATTTTTCAATCACCAAAGACATGATTGAAACCACTAACAAAGATTCAGCGGGCGCAAAAGAATATATTGCCGGCGAATATGGGTACACCATGAGCGTTGAAGGTATGTTCGAAGAAGATGCAAGCGTTGGCGCGGGCATCAGCTGGAAAGAAATCATCACCGATTTGTTGGCCGGAACATCCGTGACCATCGTGATGACATCAAATGTTTCAGGTGATTTGAAATTGAGCGGAAGCGCATTTTTCAACGATTTGAGTTTGACCGCCCCCCAAAACGATGTGACTACATTCACCGCGAGCATTCAGGGAACGGGCGCATTGACCGTTGGAACAATCTAATTTTGAAATTGTTGCGTATATTCGCAACATGAACACGATTACAATCGGGGGTGTTCATCACCCCCTTATTTTTAACATGAATTCGTTGCGCAATATCATGGCGCACATTGGAATGGAATCATTCGAAGATTTGCAAAAACAATTGAACATTGCAAAATCATTGGATTTGTCGGTCACATGTGCATTCTATGGTATTTGTGAAGGTTATGAATCAAAAGGCGAACCAATGCCATTCAAACATGAAATTGAAATCGCGCGTCAAATAACAAAATACACCGAATTGATGCCGGCATTGAATGGGTTTACAAAATCCATCACCGATTTTTTTGCCATTGAAGAATCAGGCGAAAAAAAGTAAGTGCCAAAAACGATGGCCCGGCGTTGACATGGCAAACAATTGAACAGATTGCGTTCGGTGAAATGGGCATGTTGGAACATGATTTCAACAAATGCACACCAAGATATTGGCGATTGCGATTGGATGGCATGCGCAATGCCCAGCATCAGCAATTTCAAAACCAATGGGAAATGACACGATGGATGGCATCCACCATGATTTCACCACATTTGAAAAGGCCAATCAGCCCACAAAAATTGATGAAATTCCCGTGGGAAAACACCGACCATGATGATATTGTTGCAAAGGTTACGCGTCACGCGGATATATTTGCGAAGTTGACACCCATCGCCGAAGCATGAAAGCAATAAACGCCATTTATAATATTTTGTCAAACAATTCGGCATTGACGGCGGTTGTTTCAACCCGGATCAATCCATTGCGAATTCCACAAGAATCAGCATTCCCGGCAATTAGTTACCAGGTTGTTTCACTTGTTCCAAACCCATCAAAATCAGGGCCATCGGAATCCGATTTTGCGCGGATTCAGGTCAATTCGTTTGGAACAACATATCAATCGGCGGTACAAGTTGCCGACCTTGTTCGTTCGGCATTGGAAATTTCAACACCCGGCGTTTTTAATTCCGTAACGGTTCAAACAATCTATTATGACGGCGAAGCGCATTTGACCGAAGATTATGCGGGATTTGAAGGCATTTATCACATCGCGGCCGATTATATAATAAACTACAATAGATAATGGCAAAAAGTCAATCGTTAAACATTGTCATTGGCGCAGACATTCAAAATCTGAAAAAGGGTTTGGATGCGGCGGTTGTTGCAACCGAAAAGGCCGGAAAAGACATGTCCGGTGCAACTGGTGAGGCAATCAAAGGAATGCAAGACCAATTTGCACGATTGGCAAGCGCAAAACCATCAATGGCCACCGTTCGTCAAATGCAACAAATCGCAATGACGGCGCGGTCATTAGGCCCTGAATTCCAACAATTTGCAAATGATGTTATTCGTGAAGCGGGTAAAATTCAGGATGCAGTTGGTGACATGCGCGCCGAAGTCAAATATTTTGCAAGTGACACGCGCCGTTTGGATGCCGTTTTGGGCGGAATTCAAGGATTGGCGGGCGCATTTAGCGCGGTCGAAGGTGCAACGGCCATGTTGGGTATTGAATCCAAAGATTTGCAGAAAACAATGGTTCAATTGCAAGGTGCAGTTGCATTGGTGAATGGATTGCAAGCGGTTCAAAATGCATTGCAAGCGGAAAGCGCATTCATGGTTGGTTTGCAAACGGCAGCGGTGAGGATTCAAACATATGTAATGGGGCAGGCCACAGTCGCCGCGCGAGCATATGCCGGGGCATTGGTAGCAACCGGGGCGGGCGCAATTTTGGTTGCAATTGGTTTGATTGCATCCGCGTTTGGCAATGTTTCAGACAAAACCAAACAAGCGACCAAAGAAGTCGAAACATTTACCGAAAAATATAAAAAGTCGGCAGAATCATCAAAAAAGATGTCGGAAACGATGTCAGGCATTGCCGATGAATTATTGGAAAAGGAATTGAATCGCGCCAAATTGCGTGGAGCAAGTGAGGCGGAATTGGCGCAGGTTGAAATTAATTTCCTGAAAAATAGGAAAAATAATTTGACGGCAAGTTTATCGGCATACGACCAATATTCCGCACAATATTTGCAAATCAAACGCGACATCAGCGCAATTGAACGGTCAATTGATGAAAAGCAAACGGAATTTCAAATTGACCAAGCCAACAAAAGACGCGATAAGAAAAAGGAAATTCTCAAAAAAGAATTTGACGATGCGATAAAGGCAATCAATGACCGCTACAAAGGCGAAATGGAAGCCGAAGCGCATTTGATTAAAATGAACAAAGCGTTTCAAGATAAACGCAAAAGTGAAATTGCAAAATCAAAAGAACTAACCGGCGCAAACTTAATTGCCGGGACGGCCGTTGCGCCCGTTTTGATTCAAGTGAAAATTGACCCAAAGTCATATTCGCAAATCGTTCAAGATTTCGACCGATTAATGACCGACATGGCAATGGCGGTTGAACGATTGGGTGAAGATATTGCAATATCATTGGGCGAAGCGTTGGGAAATCAATTGTCCGGTCAAGGCAATGGCATTGAGGGTTTTGTTCAATCAGTTGTTGGCCAATTGGGCAATTTTGTCAAAACAGTCGGAAAAATGTTGATTGCGTATGGAATCAGCGTTCAAAAATTTCAAACCGCATTTATCCAACCACAAGTTGCGGTTGCAGCCGGTATTGCGATGGTTGCATTGGGTACGGCGGTGGCAAACCAAATGAAACAAGGACCAAGCGTGACCGCGTTTGCCGATGGTGGTATTGTTAGCGGACCGACATTGGGTTTGATGGGTGAATATCCCGGCGCGCGCAGCAACCCGGAGGTCATTGCACCTTTGGACAAATTAAAAACATTGATGAAGCCCGAACAATCATCCGGTTATGTTGCGCAAACGCACATCAGCGGACGCGATTTGGCCATCGTTTTGGAAAGATACAATAAAGATTCACGGCGCGGATAATGGCAAGGATTTACAAAGGTTCGTTTTTATCAATCACAAATGTTGAATACCGGGTTGAATTATGGGATTCACCATCAGGAACAACACCGGAAATTGTTGCGCGTTTATACAATGCGCGGGTTCAATCGGCCGGTGGATATATTGAAGGCCAAACATGTTGTTTTGACAAATTAGAAGCATTGAATTCATCGGTTGAATTAACATTGGCCGGCGATGGAATCAGCATTGAAAGGCAAGGCGAATCAGATTCAGTTTATAGCAATTTTATCAGACCATCACGCGCAATCGCCCAATGGGTGATGCCGGATCAAAATACATTGGATGATTTTGTCGGAATTCAAACCGAAGCGGAAACCGCATGGGCGATGTTAATATATCGCAATGATTCATTGATCCATGTTGGCCGCGTATTGGCCGACCAAATGACGCGATTACGCGAATCCATACAAAGCAAACCAATCATTGATTTGGTGGCCGTGGATGGCCTTGAATTGATGGATGGGTACAAAGTGCAATCATCATGGTTTTCGGATGAATACATCACAATCAACCAGTTGTTTCGCCGTTGTTTGGACACATTGGATTTGTCGGATTATTGGGTTGTCAATGGAACGCCGCAACAATATTTGTATGATGGCACATTGTTAAACGAAGATAGTGCGGCCCGATTAGGGTTTGACATGTATAAACTTTTTGAATATACATTTTTGGAAAATTTTGATCCGTTTACTGATGTCAAAGTTATTGACACGGTTGGATGGCAAATTGAACCAAATTATATTTCCGCAAAACAAGCGTTGGAAAATGTGTTGTTGATGTTTGGGGCGCGATTTACTCATGAAAATGGCGCGTATTATGTGATTCCATTCAACGCGTATAATAACACAACATCAATCAATTTGCGTCAATATTCGTATACCGGGCAATATATCGGGACGACAACATATTCACACCGTCAAACAATTGGCAACGATGTTCGGCCATTGTGGATGGCAAAACCATCATTGTACTATCAACCAGCTGCACAATCGGTGACAATAAACACGCATCGTCAAAATGTGGCAAAAGCGTTGCGCAGTTACCCAAATACATCATCATCAACATTGTCGTTGATTGCCACGGATATTCCAACCGGGACATCACCGGATGCCGCACCGATGCGCATTCGTTTTATGGCAAAATCATTCAAACGATCCGACACATTGGGTGGGGTTTTGTATGTCGAAGATTCAACCGATGTTTACTACAATATCAGGTTGCGGAATTCGGGTGGCTCTTATGTTTATTTGGACGCGAATGGATATTGGTCCGCATCGGGGAATTCGGGAAATCAATTGTATCGCATGCCAACCAAAGACATCAAAGGCGGTTGGATCACATCGGAATTTGAATTGTCGGTGACAACCGCGCCGGTCGGTTACACCCGATTGGAAATCAACATGTTTGTTCATGGTGTTATTCTTTCCTATTCGGGCGGTGGCAAATGGAAAAACGGCAATTCAGCGTTGAAGGATTTTTGGGGTTCAATTCAGGTTTCATTTGCAGATGCGTCACCATATCAAAATGCGGATTATATTTTTGACATCACGGAGGTCATCACCGCATCAACAGCCAATTTGGCGAATTCAACACCCATCACAATTGAATCGCCATATTATACGGATTCCCTGAAATACGGAATTGGGAATTGGTTGGTGTTTAACGGAACAACTGATGTTTTGGCATCGGATTGGTATGGCGGTTGGGATTCAATTACACACGGAACAATCACCAAAATGTTGGGTTTGCAAATGGCATCAATTTACGCCAAT